CCGTGTTCATATGTAAGAGCACAAGTAATACCGTCTAGCTTTGGCATCAGCACGAACTCATGCTGACCGAAATACTCAACGAATTCATTTAGCTCAGTTGTCTTAGCGAGAGATAGTAACTTGTGTGTATGCGTTACTTTTTTCAGATTGCTAATCACTTCGCTACCAACGGTTCTTGTTGGGGAACTTGAGTACGTAATACCTGTTTCTTTTTCGAGTTCAACCAACTTATTCATAAGCGCGTCAAACTCTTTGTCGCTTACGAGGTTCTCGTGTTCATTAAAGTAACTGTAGTTTAAAACATTGATAGCTTCGATTAGAACCTTCATGTCAGGGTAGTCGGATCTTGCTTCCCGCAAAACCTGCTCTAGCGTTATTGGTTCATACATTGGCATAGGCACAAACCCCGACTGCGAACATAAGCAGGTAGAATAAACCCCAGAGAGATTCCGTCGCAATATCTAAAACCTTACATAGCTTTCTCACTTCTTCGTCCCGCCTTTCAGTAACTCCTTTAGCTTCCTAGAGATGGTGTACCACAAGAAAAATGCTCCGGCTGGCATAAGAATCACCACAGTGGCAGCCGCAAACAACTTTGAGACATATCGTCCCAAAAGAAAAAGGACGGCAATGATTAACCCTAACGTGATCGCCGTCCAGACTCCAACAATTTTTTCTTTCATATGTCCTCCTTAGCAAGCAATCTTGCTAACCTCGATTGCTGTTGTACGGATAAACTTTTTCAGTGTTATATCTCCGGTTCTATAAAAATCCTCATCCGGAAACAGATCGTACAAATACTGGATTGGTTGCTTTACATCCAGCATACTTACTACATTTCTTTGCATAGCTTTTTCTACGGACTTGAATGATACTCCATACTTGTGCTCAAGATTCTTGATAAGTTCTTTCAATTCAAACCCGTAAAAATCTTTCTCTTCTGCTGCCGTGCATATTGCGTCTTGCAGGTAGCTAGCACCACGCTGCGAAAACCTGCAACCTAAAGCCTGTAGCAGATCTACCGTTACAGCACGAATATTATCCACCTGCTGACTACCTCACTACTTTAAACAAATAGGTCGATCGCCGAAAGCACAGTAGAAGCAATGAAGAGAAAGCTCCCTACAAAGAACCCCTTACTACGACTGATAAGTTCCTCAGTATAACCACTCGCGAACGCAGCAATAGTAATGATGTCCAATATATCTATAATAAAATGTAAAGTGCTCACTCCAACTTCTCACCTCCATCGGCCATTCTTATCACCTCTAGCAGCTCAATGTATTTCTTTACATACATCGCCAGCCCGTTTACATAGTCATCAAAAAATCTCATTCCATATGACTCAAAGCCCCAGCAACTTTCTTTTAAATCCCAATAGATCCTAGCGATCGCGTAGCAATGATCGTCGCCAAACCATTTCACTAGTTCGTAGTCTCTAGTCTCTTGGTTAGCAGAATGAATGATTGGCCTGATTTCAAATTCTTTAAACCGCATCTTCTTCTCCACGTTTATTCATATATGCGACAACCGCATCATTCCAATTCCGTTTTGCCTGTTTGGCAGTCTCTGCGGGTGCTCCCTCAAACGCGCAGGTCTTTCGGGTGCCTCTCACGCAAAACTGGTCGTCAGACTTTGCCTGCCAATTTCTACAACGTCTGATATATTTGCCGTCACCAAACCACTCGCTAGTAGTTTTGCTGCCGCACACGGGGCACGGCAGCAACTTAATACTTTCTGGTTTCTTTGTGAGATTGTAGCCTAACTTGTCAGCCTCAATTCTCAGTTCTTCAATAGTCATTATGTACCCCTTTACAAATCTGTGTCGCCACATTTACATACCAGTTAAATCAAATCCGGTATGGCAAAACCCATAGGTATCAGATAGAAAATCTGAGATCTCATCTATATCCGCCATACTTTCCGGAATCTCAACAGTTTTCGGCAGCCAGCTCAGAAATTCTTCATCGCCATCTGTGTCCCACCTAATGTTTGTTGCAATCATAAGGCTTACTCCTTCAGTCCAAAATTTCCTTCCGGATAAAAGTCAGCACTGACATTGATATACGGTGCCGCATCCGGATCATCAACATAGCAAGTAACAACAACGCCTTTTGAATACTTGTAGCTACCAACAATGCTCTCCGCATTGTCAATCAAAGACTGTCCGCAGTCTTTAATAGCTCGAATCTTTCTTTCGTTATTCCAGATATTAAATTCTGTTGCCATATACCCCTCCATGAAACAGTAGTTTAAATTTTGATACCTCGCTTATCCAGTTCTGCCTTAAATACAACTAACCAATGTTCGTCCAGTGACATTTCCCGCCTAAGCATGTAATAACAGTTCTGGACATGAGTATCAGTCATACCCCCAACTGTGAGTCTTTTCCCGGTTTGAGTAGTCCAAATTTCTTCTGATGGGTTGCCCGCATATATTAGTTTTCGTTCCGGGAGCACCGCATTATCACTCCACATATTGACAAAAATCATGTCGCGTCACTCACCTCTCACCCATTCTCTTTTCGGAAGTGGCGGTAGTCCTTTCCCATTCTTGATATCGTCCATCAGATCACGACTGCCGCCCGACGACTTCTTCTCAACCTGTTCATACACAACAATTACTCCGTGCTTCGGTGTCGCCGCCATTGTAACCACTCTGTAATCGCCCTGAATTATTTCGCGTATTGCACCACTTGCAGTAATCACGTCTTCATAAAGATTTACGGTTTGTCTAGACACTATCTTCGCCTCCTTTAAACCCAAATAATATCTTCGTACCTTCCCATGTAAAAATTGCAGACTGCTTTGTCAATCATTCTCTTGTCTTTTTCCTTGTTGCACCAGAGCCTACCAACTCTTTTCACACAAGTGGCTTCGTCCGGCACCCATGATAGCACAGTACCGTCCGTAAATTCCGTAAATGCCATATGTTCATGTCGCCTATATCTGTGCCCCACTTCTTTGCCGCAGGTCTGTTCGGTCTTATCCATTAAGGCGCAGCCAGATTCATAGTCGAACCCGATAACAGCCCAGTATTTTCTAAACACAACCATTTCCTTTACTCATCTAAATCCTTTGCCAGGTATGCAATCTCATCAATACCATTCATCAGATTTTCAACTAAGATTTTAGATACGTCTTCTCCGTTGATAGTTTTCAAAGGATATCTTTTGCCGCATTTATCAACAAAAATATCCACATAAATTCCGTCCGTAATCTTATCCATATAATATCACCTCCTACTCCACGTCCTCTTTTTCGCAATAACAGTTAGACAATGGGTCATTCATATCGCACATACAGCACGGTTTCCCATCACAAGAACTAGGCGGGTAGAACATACAAGATTCACACGCCCACTCTGCCTTTCCCTTTGAAGAATTTTCTTTTTGAATCATCATAAAGCTAAAATTTTATTTTTAAAAAACCTTCTTCTCAATTAACTTATTCAGCACGTCAGCAACATCTTTATTCGCCTGCGCTGCTTTAACGCAGTTGTTATTGATGATGACCTTATACGCTGCACTTAACTCCTCTAGATTTTTGATCTCAGACCGCTTCTCTTTGATCTGGGCGTCCGCCTCATCAATCATCTTCCTATACATGTCAGACTCTTCCTGTACTTGCCTCTGAACATCTTCCAGAGTTACCTTAGTGGAGTTCAGCTTGTCCAACATTTTAGTTACATATGTATTATTAAACTCGTCACCTAAACCAAGGTCGATCTTGTAAAGGGTTACGACAACCTTTTCCCGCCCATCCACAAGAAGCACCCAGGTATCTTGTACATAGACGTCAATCACTTTACCCTTGCCATCCTTTTGAGACTGTCTGCCTGAATAAATGCAGTTGCCATACTCGATCATCTTGTTGATATCTGCCTCGATCTTATCTCCATTCAAAGAAACAAAACGGGCGGCGTCTGATTTCTCTTCTTTACCCATGATGCGTTCCGCGTAACGAGTTTTGCAATGCGCTGAGACCTGATACTTTACATTTTCCATGTACTATCCTCAAACCTTATTTTAATTTTCAAATAGAACTCTCAACCAAGAAGTCATAGACTTTATCCCATGACGATAAATCTATGTACTCTTTCTTCTCCCCACGTGTGACAAACACATCCCCGATTCTAAAATCCCTTAGCCAGTTTTTCTCGTAGATACAGTAGCTAACCCAGTGTTCCTCGTCACACATTGCTTCCTCGACTAGCCGTATTGTTATATCAAAAACATCCGTAATATAGAGACCGCAAAAATCTGGATTAAGCCTTTTCATTGCTAAGTCTGCCGCACTCATCCTATCATCCAGATCCATGAGTTGCTCCATCGTTTTTACAAAGCTTTCCTTATTCATATCATTTACCTATATGTATAATCACTCTTCACCGACTTCTTCTTTGAGGTCCTTCACGACATCCCTTGCAGCTTTGGTTCTTCTAAGCCTTTCGGCCAGTCTATCAGCAGCCAGGTTAATAATCTCATCTTTATGGTCATTGATTACCTCTGTGAGTTTTTTATCAAAATATACAGATGGTTCATCATTGCCGCACCATCTCATAATCAGAACCTTGCGTACCTGCTCCGCCATTTCCTTAACGATAGCGTTCTTGGCTCCTTCTTCAATGCTTTTCTTAATGTACTCGTCATCAATCGTAATCCCGAACTGCACAATATGCTCCATTGAAACTCCTCCTATCACACAAATTGATACTCTATATGACCACATTTATCGCACCGATACATGTAGGCCTCTGGATACGTGCTTAACCTGAGCGTCAAATTCTTACGCATCTTACCGCCGCACGCACAAAGATACATAGGGTTGGACCACGATGACCACTCTAATAGCGTTAAGCCTTCTGCCTTTCTGTATTCCTCTGCAGTAGGAAGACGCTTCTCGCAATAATTATCACTCATCTTCACTCACCCCATTCAGCATCTTTACCACTTCTCGTTTATTCTCATCAGTCAACCCGCAGCTAAATAAAGTCCGCACCAGCCTCTCTGCATTTGGCTCCATATCACCTCTATCATCCAGAATAACAAAACTACTTACACCCACATGCGTGTCTAACCACGACTGAATTTCCCGGCCTCTATGATTGTTTATGATTGGTGTAAAATCGTATAGGACTAGGCCGTATTCAGCCAGCCTACTCTCCAGCTCGTCAAGCTCTGGGTTTGACTCCGTATGGGCATCATACCTCCAATCGCTTGACAGAACAATCTTGCATCCTGTTTGATCTACAATATCCTTCAGCCGACGAACAAACACGTCTTCAACGAAGTTGTACCCGGTTGTGGTCTTTTCTTTCGTGTTCGCTTTATTCAAAACGCCATCTACATCTAAGAATAGAACTTTCATGCGATAGTGAACTCACTACTCCTTTTCTACTTTCATGTGCTTTCCTTTATACTTCTTTTGCTTACTCTTTTTGGCCGTCGCTCTATTCGCTTTGCATTGGTTGCAGTTGTTTATGTCTTTGCAAAACCAGCACCCATCTCTACCTAGCCATACCCAATGCGGCATAGAAGGACGTGGCTTTCTTTTAGCCTTCCCTATGACTACACCACCTCTTGCAGAACTGCTCGAATTCTTCTACCTCCTCCGGGTCCGCATCAAAATACACCCTCTGTGTTGGGAGGGCTGGATGTTGCAGGCTAGTCATAATATAGACGGGTCTATCTTGCCGCTGTTCTTCCATGAAGATCGGGTTCTCCGATTCAGTAAAAGCTTCTCGGATTGTCAACTCGTTTGCTAACATTTTTCTACACTGGTCAATCGTCGTCTTCGTAAGCATACAACTCTCATCATCACTCCGGCAACACAAGAAAAGCTCGTCTTTAAACGAGCTTAAAAACAGCACCGGATATCGGTGCTCAAAGAAAACATATTCAATAGGCCAGTCTTTAATAAGCTCCATCAAGCCCCAACCTTTCATCAATAATAGCCTCGGTTGCATCTTGCTGGATAACTCCTGCCAACATGTGAGCAGTCGTCGGAGTACACTCGTAGTAGTTGGAATAGATTTCCTCTGTATCTCTGCCGATAGCAACAATAGCAATACTCGTCACGTCATCAATCACGCTACTGATCTCATCCAAGGATTCCGCGAAGAAGTCCTGATACCGAACGCCTTTATCTGAAATAATATGTACCATGGTTGTACCTCCTCACACCGTGACATCTGTTCCTTTCAGTGCTTCATAATACGTCTCGGTAATAACTCTTGTCTTCTTAGCCACTCTGTACGGCTGGTCCCAAAACTCATTCTCCTGATACTCCGTAAGACCTCGCTGCCACGGGACTGCCCAAAGATCATTACCGACCTTGAAGATAGTCTCCATAGCCTGCGTCCATCTGCCAGAGTCGTACCCGACCTCATCAACCCAACCGTATTCTCCCAAATCACCATCACCATACGCAAGGCATTTCAGTTCATATTCATTCAGCTTCTTTCCAGCGTACAATTTTTCAATAACATTCATGCGTTTCCTCCGTTACTCTTCTTTCGCAAGGCATTGTCAATCACACACAAAGCCATCGCCCCAGCCTTATACGCATCAAACACAAGCTGGTCTGCCTCTTTATTGGTTGCCTCATAGGCTGCACTACCAAGCAGAACCCACACCATTTTATTTAATGAATCTCGTTTATCTAGAAATCTACTTCTAAGATCTTCTCCTATTGTTCGGATTTGTTTTTCCGCTTCAGAGTCCCCGCCGTTATACGCTTCGTAAGTCATTGCAAAAACATCAGGTTTGCACGGATATAGCTCACCCTTCACACCGCGGATAATATAGTCTTCCATGTTCGCACGGTGAGTACCTTCCAGCGTCTCAATCTCAGCACACATATCACCGTCTTCGTTGATATATACTCGTGCCACGCCAGACTCACACGCCTCATCAAACCAATCAAGCGGCTTCTCATCGCCGAATTGAAACGCTTCAATCACTACCGGCTTCTTTATATACAGCATTATTGGCCTCCTCTTCAATTGCCATACCCGACAGAAACTTTCTTATCTCTCGCTCACTGATAGGTGCCAACCATTGCAACTGGGCGCAACTATCAAGATCGCAAAAAACTGGACAAAAGCGCCAGCATGAGCTGGTTATGCTCTGCTTGCCACAAAACTCAACAAATGTTCCTCTCAACTCACGCAGGCCCATCTTGTCAATGCTATCTTTTGTCATTCGACATTCTCCTCGCCCCGGCTATACTCACTCAGCTCAACAAAATCATTAGGCGAATTTTTGAAACTTCTTCTCAGATATGACAGGCCGCCATCACAACCAACAGCTCCGCAACTGCACATCTTAAAATCGTGAGTATACTCAGAGACAAGAATATCACCACACCATTTACATTGAATTGAGTTTTTGATTAGCTTCATTCTTTCTTTTTACCTCTTCCTTCTTTAATAACTCAGCCTTTCTTCTTGCTCTTCTAATTACATCTCCGGCGGCCAGCGAAAGCGCGTATTTTTGGAACGGACGTAGCTTCATTCCAGTTAGGTTACACCACCACTCAATATCTCTTTCTCGTTTTCTTTGTCTCATCACACCACCATCACAATCCACGTTAAAATAATCTGACAAATATGAATCAGCTGATCCTGGACCAGGTTGATTTTCTTGAAGTTCGCCTTTAGGTCATCAACACAAAAATGAACAACGCAATTCACTACCAGCATAACAAAGAACATAACTGGTAGATTGATCTTCAAGCAAATAGCTACCGGTAACATCGTCATAAATGTCCAGCTAGAAGCGTGCATGAACAGAGCCGCGATGTAGTCATGCTTGTACTTCTCTCCAGGAGAGTTCTTTCTCCACCAATCCTTCTGCTTCATACTGGCAAGCACACCTTGCAGATAATAGTCATCTACAATGTGAGCAAACAGCATCACCAATAACACAAATAGCTTAGTCTGCATTCATCATACCTTCATAATCATCTACTTTCAGTAGGGAACACGAGTTTGTTTTCTTCTTTATCGTACCCAGTATATACATACGCAGCTTCTTGAACGCCGTAGTTGTAATTATTATCATAACCATAGTAGGTATGGGTACATGTTGTATCATCGGGGATACTGGTCAAAAATTCTTTCAGACCATGAACATTTTTTATGCACTTAAAATTCATTAAATTCAGCCCCCACAACCAGTTTCTTTATATAGGTTATTCCACAGCTCTTCCAACCTTACATCTGTTGAATACTTCACTTGTGACCAACCCCTCCTCAGCCCATACATCAATTTCAGTACCAGAATAGTCACTGCCGTCCAGTACGATCTCCTCATTATTATACTTGCGCTTCACGATCTCGTAAGCCTGTTCCTTGCTCTCTGCTTCAACTTCCAGCTCTCTCCGGAGTTCTTCCGTAACGGCTACAACGTACTTCTCACGAACCTCACTTTCTCCCAATCACAACGTGATTTACACGCCCGCACTTCTTGCACATATAGACAAGATCAATCCCATCTGGCATAGTTACATTATCGCCAAACTTTTTCACGCCTGTTACATAATGAAAGTCGTGTTTGCAAAACAACTTCTTCAACAAAGACATGCCGTATACCTCTCTCAATTAACTTCGATAATGTTATCACACATGGGGCAAACCACATATTTAGGGTGGCAAGAGACCCCTGTTGCGCTACCTGTATACGCAGATTTTACATCATCGCCTGTGTACTCCAGCACAGAACGGCATGTGTCACACACTACTCTATACGTAGTCTCGCTACCTTTTTGAACTACACACATCTTTACCACCCATCTTTCGTGCATACATCCAGTAACCGCATTCCATCATTACCACGCCAAATAAGATACGGAAGTTCGAACTCCTCATATCGTGTGTAACCAATAAATCCATACGTTCTTACATATGGAAAGATAAAATCCAGGAACTTAGAAATTTCTCCGTCATAGTTTTTCAGATTGCAACGCACGTTTAGTGCGTATACCCCCGTAACAGCATCACGAACCATAGAGCTGTCAGTTCTACCATCAAAATAGGAACTGTCGCTTCTCAGCATATATCGCCATCTTTCAGTCTGAAACAGCGGATGATCTGGAATCTCGACATCTACTTCTTCATCGCCAAGCATGTAATCAAGAATCTTAATTACGTTGCCAGGCGTCGAGAGCGCTAGGTCTACCCCGATATTTAACTCTGTGTACACACCCATAATTCCACCTCCTTGCGCTCTTATCGAACAATCATTTCATCCGCAAAGACCTTTTCATGCTGACTGACATCAATCTTCTCCAGATTTACCGGCAGAATACCCGCGATGCCAATACTAGTCTCAATCATCAGCACACTAAGCCTATCTCTGTAATATACTTTTGCCACCCTGCCATCATTAACAATGCTAAATGCTCTATCCAGCAGAGACATCTTATATCCTCCGTCCTTGTATCGGAGCATATACCGGAAGTCATGTGCCGTCTCTGCTTTCTTGAATTTGTACCCTTTGGATTTCGCTTCCGCGAGCACTTTGTTAAGGTCAACTTGGTCTACCTCTGTGTAATTGGCGTAGTTTACAAACCCATCCAACTTAAAATACGGGCCATGTTCTTCCTCGTTATATGTATCCATTTCACCAAGGGGTTCCTTAGTAATCACAAAGGAATGACCGTCCATAAAACCGTTGTAAATTTCCCCATTCACTTTAACGTTGTCACACGGGTAGTGACAACACGGGTTCGGGGCATCTACATATTTAAAATATCGCTTCATAGCTGCGTAACGTTGCTTCGCACCAACATTTTTCTTCAGACTGTCCTGGTAGATCTCATCGGCCAACAAACTTTTAAGCTCATCAATCCGTCCGTCTTTCAGCATCTCTAGTACAATTGTATTTTTCATAGCTTTCTCCTCTCTGATCCTTTACGCAGTCCAAATCCTATGCGCCTCATGAATCGACTCAACACCATCATAATCCTGAATCGTCCAGGTGACGCCATCCGGGATCTCTACAACCACGAGATCCGAAACCTTGGAGCCTGCTTCTTTCCCAAGCTCTTCGACAACAGCAATCAAGTCAACATCATCCCTACTAATATTGTCGTTATCCCAAACAACATCATCCGGGAGTTCATTTACTTTTTCGCCAAGATCCTTTACCGAATAATAAATGATAGGGAACATCTTATTTTCGGAGTTGTCCTCGCGTCTCTCGAATTCATTAACGCCATCAGAATGTTTGTACTTTGTATGCGCATATCTGAAGCAATCAAATCCCTTCCGCTTCATAATCATCTCGACAGCTTTATCAGAGAGACAAAAACCACCAAAGCATTTGTTGATAACAATTTTCATAGCAACTCCTTGTATTAGTAGTATTCAAATTGGTTTGTTTTACGATACCGAACCTCTATGTATTCTTCATACCCTTCTTCAATTTCGTAATGGATGCTGATTGCAGCCATCTCGTCAACCTCCTTTTTGATTTCCTCGTCAGACATATCATCGTCCACATAGAATTCAAAATCGTAATGCCCTAAACGTCGGGAGTCCATATATCCGCTCACTCTTTTCACGACCTACTCCTTTCAAATAGTTGTTTTATACGACGTCTTCAATCCTACGGATCTCATACTTAAACGACATCCCTTTATACGAGTTTTTGCTAACCCATTTCCGTGCCTCTCTTTCCGTTTTAAATAATTTAGGCTCGCCATATTTATCTGGTTTTCCGTCCGTACAAATCTGCTGCCTCATCCAGCCATCAACTTTTACAATTATATACACCTGTGAGCCTCCTTCTTCTCCACATAGTACCCATCCTCCTCGTGGGATACATGATATTCTTTGCCGTCCAGAATAACATACTCCTCCAAAAGAATATCAACATCAACATCAACACACTGGATATCGAAAACTTCATTGGTTTCCGTGTCTACTTTGCAATCAGTAGCCACGGTCACATCTCCACCTCACACTGTCACAAACTTAGCGTCTTTGATCATACTGACCTTCTTCATAAAGCCATGAGCTGCATAAACAAATCTTCTTGAATAATTCTTTTCCCGCCCACTTCAACAAACTCCCAATAAAGTCCGCTCATATCACTCCTTAGTACAACTTCAGTATCTAGCGACACAGAAAAACAGGGCCGCACCCAGATATCAATGCGGCCTTTCCAACGGCATAGCTGTCCCCGTCGGAGCCGACGCAATAATATTTACCATCGTTAGCAAGAGACCTGGTCCAATAGCGACACGAATTGTAATGCCCTAACGGCTTCGCTATCCTGGCTGATTGATTATTTCCTACACCAAAGCACGCTTTTAGACCATCCTCATAACTAAGCCCTTCACGGGATGCGTATCCAAACCCCAACTCGTACATAGACGGTAAAAATACACTCCTGTTATTACTTATTACTATTTCGCCTTGTGCCAAGTTTTTACTTATACGTATTTGAGTCTCGACAAGTGATTGTCTGAGCGGCTGGGGGAGAATTCTTACAAAATCTGTTTCCAAGTAGTTATCTATACCGCTATAAAAATAACTACCTGCACGCCGTGGAGACATTATCGGCCCGCGAGTTAATGCTTCTTCAGACAACAATATTACGGAGTCGTTATTTTCTGATGGACCTAGCACAATCAGAGTCATAGGCATATCTGTTCCTATCCCGCTTAGAATCCTACCACCAGGACAAAGCTTCCCAATCTTCACATCCGCTCACCTCCTAATCCCATAGAAGATAAAAGACTTCTTTGAATAAATCAAAGAAGTCGTTCTTGTATTTGTCGGCCATATTTTGTGCCCACATATCTCTCTCTAGTAGGCTCATCTCTTCGGGAGCTTTCTCAAACCATTCTGACGCCCGCATATTCTTCAGACATTCAATCATCTTATCAACAACCGCCTGCCATTCTTCATCAGTGTACCCGCCTGGGATTCCCCATCGTGTGTCTAAGTATCTGGTCATCACACTCGTCATTGTTTTGATGAACCAAAGCGGCATATCATACTCTGCTTCTCTGGTGAACCCGTGCTTCAGAAGATATCGCCGCTCTTTAAAGTAATGCGGGATCTCAAACACATTTCTCCACCAGTGGATACCTTCATGTTGAAAATTTTCTTTCCAATCTACCATACAGCACCTCATAGTAATTAAAGCGAGAAGATTTTTTCTTCTCGCTTTGGCTTAACTTATTTTATATTTCGATATTCCTCTGGCGGCCAACCCCAATCAAAGTATTTAAATCCGTTCTTTTCGCAAAGCTTTTCAATTAGCTTCCTTTTTACAAAGGATTTAGGCCCCCATTTCATCAGCTCGGTACATATTCTAAGATTCTCGACAGAATAGACTGGATACCCGTACGCGATTTCAACCGCCTCATCTTGGTTACTCATTGCCCAATACTCCAGCCTTGCCTGCTTCACCGTATCATACCCGTTTTCTTTTATCCACTGATCCTGTCGTTCATTCCGCTTCTTTATCCGATTTTCCTCACTGGACGACAGCCAGCCGCCCAACAGGCAAATGCCTAACATTTCAAAGAACACGCCAACACCTCCTAGCATCTGTCACTTTATCCTAACATTATATACCCGTTGTGTCAACCAGTGTGATCAATCACATACCCTCGTTACCTTTTTTGTCTTTCTGCTCGCCACCATTTTCCTTCACACAAATCGGAAGCCGCCGAACGTGGTAGTCCTTTCTTTCTCTCACCACGTTATACTTCTCACAGGTGTGTGTCGGGTATGGATGAGTCCCAGGAAGTCCAAACATAGCAGCGAGAGAGCTGGAGATGCCAGCTCTGTACTTAGAGAATCTGCACTCATTACACAAGACCGTTTTAGTTTTCATATGTAACACCTCGTTCTTTAGTTTTTAAGATCCTTCTTCATCGTGGCTTCAATATCAAAGCCAAACTTCTGACTATATCGAGTAATAACCCCGTCAATACTGTCTCTGTTAACCATCCGGTAGTAGCTCATGAGACCGAGTGCGTATTGCAGTTGCTCAAGAGGCCAACAGGTTCCACTCTTTCTATCCTTCGCGTAGTTAAAAAGCATCGCCTCGAAGTTACGCTTCTTCTTATACCCAATCGTAATCTGATTGTCCTTATTGATCATCACACCGAGCACCCAATTCTTATGGTACGACGGACCGTAACGAGTCTTCTCATCCTTGATGATATAACTAGCTCCAAAGAGTCTGAACAGTTCTTCAATTTTTCTGATAATGAATCCCTTATCAAATTCAATGCCGCAGCTAATATTCATAT